ATAAGGTGAGCATCCGTAAAATCGAACAATCACGCATACAGGATAAATCATGACTCAGAAAACAGCAGAGCAAGCTATCACATTAGACCCGCCACGCGCAGAGATGGTTGAGTACATCAAGACTGCAATCGGAGAAGGGTATCAGCCTGAACATGAAGGCGCAGTAACTGACATGAATGTAATAGATAGTCTTGATGATAACTCGCTAAACCGTGAGTTTGGTAAGTGCTGGCAGTGGTACAACATGGGCGGCGGCTTCCATGAAACTTTCGATAAAAATAAAACCCACGATCACGCTTGTGTTAACTGCTTTACCGATAAAGGCCCATGCCTTGGTGAGTGCAACATAACCGACAGCAATAAAAAGCTAGCGAGTTTCGAAGAAGCATCAAAGCCATTGATTAAGTGGCTGGCTGAAAACGTTCACCCACACCACACAGTAATCGTCACCAGCACTGGCGCTGAGTTAATGATGGGTGAGATGTCATTCCCCACTGAAGAATTCCTGAAAGACTAATTCCCCCGACAAGGAATAGATAGCTTCTTAGCCTCGCAATAGCGGGGCTTTTTTTATCCCTAACGCTGTCGCAAGCGTATCCAACCAAGAGCCTACAGAAAGCAAACCTGAGAACAGCCGTATAGGTGCGGACCTCTCTTGGGCGGCTTTTCTGTGCGAACAGGCTTGCTTTCTATAGGTGTCCGAAATGAAAAAAGAGTTCACCCCAGAGTATTTACTCTCCCTTACAGGAAGAGTTCCGCTAATTGAGCGCCTTAATAGGAAAGTTATTATTAACGAACGTGGATGCCACGAATACAGCAGCAATCTTGATAGGTGTGGATATGGAAGATTTAAGGTTGGAAAACATCAGCTAGGTGCGCATAAGGTTATGTATTTATTGACGGTTGGTAATTATGACCAAATAAATAAAGAGCTTATGCATATTTGTGACAACCCCGCCTGCATTAATCCTGAGCATTTAAAGCTAGGGACACATAAAGAGAATATCCAAGATTGCATAATGAAAGGAAGGCATACCAGTCAAAGATATCCCTCCCATATTCGTGTGAGACCTCCAAAAAGGAAAGCAAAGCCAAGGAAGACTATAAAATCATCAACAGCAGTTATTTCATTTTTCTCCTCTCGTAAGTTAGCTATTTCAAATGGCGATAAAACTTATATTGGGTCTAACTGCGCCAAGCATCACCTTGGAATTAGGAAAACAAATAACGGTGCATGCATTTATTGCATGGACGAGTATCGGTTAAGTAAGAAAAAATCTCGCGACAATAAATCGAGGTGATCCCGCCTGTTTCACTGGGCCTATCTTGGCGGCTCGGAAAGACGAGAAGTGGTGTAGCAACGCCGAGAGGAGTGGCAAAGCCGCGAATAGATAAGCTCAAATTTGAGCACACCTTCAAATATCAAGCCTCACTTCGGTGGGGCTTTTTTGTGCCTGCAATACCATCTGCGCATTCGCGTGCGTAACCCCGAGAGCTTTCCGTAGTGTGAGTCTGAGATAGGGCGGTGGATTTCATCGTTCCACTCTCGGGCTGCCTATATCTACGCGAACAGGCTCGCACCACCGAAAGGAAATACGATGAGCAATATTATTCCGATTAATTTCGAAGGCCACTCTATGCGTTTTTATGAAGACGGATGGATTGATGCCACTACCGCAGCATCTAAGTTTGATAAAGAACCTGCGCAGTGGTTGAGACTGCCAGAGACGATTCGCTATATCGAAGGACTGAAAAGTAGATATGGGAAAATCACATATGTAAAAACCAGTCGCGCCCGAAAAGATCGCGGCGGGGGTACATGGTTGCATCCTAAGTTGGCAGTGCGTTTTGCTAGCTGGCTTTCAGTAGATTTCGAGATTTGGTGTGATGAACAGATTGAGTCCATCATTCGCGGGGTCTCAATGCCTGTCGATGATTATCGCATCAAGGCAATATTCTTACTGAATGACCCATTATCATGGGAGAAGCGATTCAACGATCCACTCTACGATGCTTTATTTAGAATGTCAGGTTTGCCACGTCATAGAAGCGATCGCAAGCCGATGCTGTTTAGCCTTATTAGCGCAAAGTGGATTTATGGGCCGGTGCTGCCACCTGACGTTTATGCCGAAGTAAAAGGCATGATTAAAAAGGGTGAGAAAATCCATCAATACTTGAAACCAGATGCTCTAACCCTTGTTGAGCATCAAATTATCCGCGTCACATCAATAGCGAATGGTTGCTCTGATTACCGTGATTTTGATGCCCGTTGCATGGCAGCGTTCCCAGTTAAGGGGCAGATGAAATTGCTTTACGCTGCGGCGTGATCCAAAAAAACCAAGGTTGAGGGCCACTTTCACAACGGCTATCAATTTATAAAACTCTGCAAAATGTGCTAACAAGCGCCTTTGACAGAATATTATAGAGGTTTTCACCTATCTAGGTGTCAACTAATCAGCGGCTGAGACTTTAACAACTAGCAGGAAACTCTAAAAATGACCAAACCAGATTGGGAGGCCATCGAATCGGCGTACCGAGCTGGCTTGATGTCTATCCGAGAAATAGCATCACAACACGGCATCACTCACGGCGCTATTAACAAGCGAGCAAAGCGTGACGGATGGGAGCGAGACCTCAAGGCAAAGATAAAAGCCAAGGCTGATGCGCTGGTATCCAAACGCGAGGTATCCACGCAGGTATCCACCGGAAAGGCTTTATCTGAGCGGATACTGATTGAGGCAAACGCCGAGGTCATTGCTAACGTCCGTATGGAGCATCGTGGTGACATCCGGCGAGCCAGAGAGATAACCAACGCCCTATTTGATGAGCTGGGTGCTGAGTGCGCAGACATTGAGGCTCTTCGCAAATTAGGCGAATTAATGCTCCAGCCAGATGAGAATGGGCGTGACCGCCTGAATGAAGTTTATCAGTCGATAATCGCATTACCTGAACGAGTCAAAGCAGTTAAGGCACTCAGCGACGCTATGAAGAACCTTATTGGCCTTGAGCGCCAAGCCTACGATATCGGCGACGACAAAGGCGATAACGTTGTTAGTAAACTCTCCGACCTAATGGATTCATTGTCTCAGGGGGCTTAATGAAACCTGAGCACCTCAAGCTGTTGGCAGATAAAGACTGGCGGCTGAATAACCTTTACTGGATCACCGACAAAGAAGGCAAGCCAATCCGCTTCAGGATGACTCCTGAGCAACGCGAATACTTCGAAAGTATCCACACTCGAAATATTATTCTTAAAGCTCGTCAACTTGGCTTCACGACCGAGGTTTGCATCATTCAGTTGGACGCCGCGCTGTTTGAGTCTGCTAAATGCGCCTTGATTGCCCACACACTGAATGACGCCAGGCGGCTGTTTCGCGAAAAGGTAAAATACGCCTACGACAAGTTGCCCGATGAAATCAAAGCAGCCAATCCGGCAAGTAATGATTCCGCTGGCGAGTTGGTATTTAACAAAGGCGGGTCACTCTACGTCAGCACCTCATTCCGTGGCGGCACGCTGCGTTACCTGCACGTTTCAGAGTTCGGCAAGATATGCGCCAAGTATCCTGATAAAGCGCGTGAGATTGTCACTGGTGCGTTTGAGGCAGTATCGACTGGTTGCTTTGCTACGATAGAAAGCACTGCTGAAGGCCGTGCTGGTTACTTTTTCGATTACTGCCAGACGGCTGAGAAAGCTCAGTTGCAGGGTAAGAAATTATCCCCGCTGGACTGGAAGTTTTTCTTCTTCTCATGGTGGAAGAATCCGCAGTACGCAATCGACCCGGTTGAGGCTTTACCGCAACGCCTTGTTGATTACTTTGCTGAGATGGAAGCTAAGCACTGCGTTCTTCTTAACGAGCGCCAGAAAGCATGGTACTACGCCAAAGAGAAGACGCTTGGCGACGATATGAAGCGGGAATATCCAACCATCCCCGCCGAAGCATTCCAGCAGTCTGTTGAGGGTGCTTACTACGCCAAACAATTCCGCTGGCTCTATACCAATAAGCGGATCTGCAAATTACCTGATAACTCGCATCTGCCGGTTCACACTTACTGGGATTTAGGTGTGGGTGATTCGACGGTAATTTGGTTTGTCCGTGAGGTTGGTAGTGAATATCACATCATTGACTACTACGAGAATAGCGGAGAAGGGCTTAGGCATTACATGAAGGTACTGAAAGAGCGGGGTTATGAATACGGTGAACACTGGGCACCACATGATATCGATAACCGTGAGTTTTCTGGTGATGGCAAGACCCGCCGGCAGTTAGCGTCGGAAGGATATGAGGTAGATGGTGAAACCTACAGTATCGAATTCAATGTTGTACCGAAGTTGAGCATTGATTCGGGCATTGAGTCTACTCGCGAAATATTGCCACTTTGCGTTTTTGATGAAGAGAAATGTGCTGAAGGCATTACTCATCTGGAAGGCTACCGTAAAGAGTGGGATGACAAGCGTGGCTGCTGGAAAGATAAGCCACTTCATGACCATACATCACATGCCGGTGACGGTTTCCGTTATTTTGCTGTGGCAACGAAAAACAAATTATCCATTCAAGGCATGTTGGTGCGTAAGCGCTGACGGAGGATGACGTGAGCAATAATATCGATATTAAAGCGTTGTCCATGGCGGTGAATAGCCTGGCGATTGAACGCGCCCGAATGATGAACATCAGCTTCGGCAAGTCAGGAAATACTAAGCGAACTCGGATATATCAGGAGTTTGGATATCCAGAGAACCTGACTTTCGATGAGTATTACAACGCCTACGAACGGAATGCAGTGGCCGGGGCTGCAATAAAGAGGATGGTTGAAGGCTGCTGGGAAGATTACCCAGAAGTGTTTGATGGTGAAAAATCGCAAGATTCCAAGGGGGAAACACCATGGGATAAAGCAACTAAGAAGCTACTCAAGCGCTGCTGGAAGCAAATTAAAGACGCTGACCGGCGTAATCTTGTTGGGCGTTATTCGGCCCTGTTGATTCAGCTACGTGATAACTCTCAATGGTCTGAACCAATAGTGGCAACCACCATCGGATCGCTTAAGGAGAAAGCACTCATTAGGCTAATTCCCGTATGGGAGTCGCAGCTTGATGTTTCTGACTGGGATACCGACCCGCTTAGCGAGAATTACGGGCAACCCAAAATGTACTCCTATACCGAATTACCGGTTGAAGGGCAGTATAGCGGCGCACCATCTCGGCAAGTCAATATTCACCCTGATCGCGTTATCATCCTGGCTGAAGGTTCCGAGGATGGGACGCTAACCTCTGGCGTTCCACTGTTAAGGGCTGGCTTCAACAAGCTGCTTGATATCGAAAAGACATCTGGCGGCGCTGCTGAGGGCTTCCTGAAAAATGCCAGCCGACAGCTAAATTACGAGTTCGATAAAGATACTAACTTTAAGACGCTGGCAGCCGCATTAGGCGTCCCGCCAGATGGGTTGGCTGATGGCTTAGATGAGCAGGTTAAGCGACTAAATAATAGCACTGATAGCGCTGCGTTCATGCAATCAGGTAAAGCTACGGTGTTATCGGTTACGCCGGGAGATCCTGAGCCAACGTGGCGCACCCTCATTAATGAGTTCTGCTCAACCATACCCATGCCTTTCAAGGTGTTGATGGGAATGCAAACGGGTGAGCGAGCATCATCTGAAGATGCGAAAGATTGGGCCAAAACCCGCATGTCACGGCGCAATGGCTTCCTGTCTGACTTAATTGAAACAGTGCTTACTCGCTTCTGGACTATCGGCATTATTGATGAGCCACCAACGGGCGAGATTACAATCTCATGGTCTGACTTACTCGCGCCCAGCAAGGCAGAGAAAATTGCTGATGCTGACAAGATGGCTGATGTAGCGGTTAAGACACAAAACGCATTTGGGCGTTCAGCTATTAAAGAGAACGAAATCCGGGCCGCCGCTGAGTTACCAACTTTGCCAGAGTACGAGATAGAGCTACCACCGCTACCAATAGGAGACCCGTTGACCGATGATAAACAAACGTCCGGGCCTGCCGGTGATACCAAGAAACAAAGCGGACCCAACTCAAAGCAGCCGCCAGGTAAATAAGATGCGCAGTGATATCGCCCAGCGGTATTACGACATCAAAGTAGCGCTCAGACAGCAATTCGATATTTATCTAACCGGTACCATTCAAACCAATAACTCTCAATCAACCGCCATTATCTGCAATAACGAAGCCGATGATCTGCCATCACTTTATTACGTCAATGCCGGAGAGTTTATCTACGACATGGACGCAAGGCGATTGGCGGCGCTACTGGAGATTGTGCAGACGATACTTGACGATTATCTGCTTGAAGGTAATGGTCAGAATATTTGGGCTATGTCATATGTCTCATCTGAATTTGAACGCGGCACATTAAATGCCTATACAAACCTTGCGGCACAGTCCCCCATATATTCCGCGCAAACCACGTTATCTCAATTGCTGTTTAGTGCACCTTACCTTAATCAGATACAGATGGCATACGTGCCGGTGTATAGCGACTGGAAAGGGTTATCGGATACCACTCGCGCTGATTTAGCTAACGTTCTGGCTGACGCTATAGGTCGAGGAGTTAACCCCCGAGAAACTGCCAGCATAATCAGCAAGCGTCTTGATGTATCGATGAGTAAGGCTGAGAACATCGCTCAGACTGAGCAGGTTAGTGCATTGCGTCAAGCCCAGTGGGCGGAAACAGAGTGGGCTAAAGATCGCCTTGGACTGAATACCATGTTGCTGCATCTGTCAGCACTTAAGCCAACAACGCGAATGACCCATGCTTATTGGCATGGTCGATTGCGTACTGTTGCCGATGTGCGGGAGTGGTACAGCATTGATGGTAATAAATACCGGTGCTATTGCAGCCAGATACCAGCAATTGTCAATGACAGCGGCAAACTTCTCAACCCTAACTTAATTGAACGTCTTGTAGTTGAGCGCAAGCAGTGGCAAGAGACGGAAGGCGTTACGGCATAGCACCACCACCGATTAAACCATAAAGAGGACTCAGCATGTCACGCATCTGCGTAAACGTGCTGTCGGTCATCAACTCCGCTTCAAACATCACCTCAGAAATCATTGATGGCGTTGAGCACATCGTTGTGAAGGACGTCTGTCCGGTCATCGACGATATCGTGCTCAATGGCGGACTGTACCCGGCAGACGAGATTTCAAAGGGCTTTAAAAGCCTTGAAGGTAAGCCCATGCCCTATGGGCACCCGAAGATTGAGGGCCAATACGTCAGCGCGAGTAATGTGCGGGCCGTCAACGAGTATCACATCGGTGCTTTTGCTCGCAACGTTCGTAAAGACGGCGATCGCGTACTGATGGATATGTGCGTTAACCGCCGTTATGCCGAAGCTACGGATAAGGGTAAAGAGGTCGTTAATCGACTAGACGACATGAAAGCGGGGGAAGAGGTTGAGCCAGTCGGCGTATCAACCGGGCTAAATCTGAATCGTTCGGCAGGAAAGGGAGTATCGAAGGGTAAAAAATACAACTGGATTGCTCGTAACCATGCCTACGACCACTGCGCAATTCTATTGCATGAGACGCCAGCCGGAACGCCACGTGAGGGTGTAGGCATTTTTGTTAATGCTGCGGGTGAGGAACTTCAGATTGAAACGGTAAGCCTGGCTGATTCTACCGATTGCACCCGCGAAGGCTGGTTTAACAAGGTTCTGTTTCATTTCAGTACTAACTCGCAACTGTCCCACAGTGAAATCTACGAATCTATTAGCAATGTGCTGAATGCTGGCCGTGAATTCGATATTCGTCGCTGGATTGAGTCCATTTACCCCAATTATTTCATCTACGAAGATGGCCCAAAAAAGTTTAAACAATCCTACCTAATCGATGAGTCGCAGACAGCGCAACTCGTTGGCGAACCAACCGAAGTCATTAAAAAAGTCGAGTACGACGAAGTTAAAACCAACGGAGAATTAAATCCAATGAAAGACATGATTACCAATGCGCTGAAAGCTGCTGGAAAGCCGACTGACGGCAAAACTGAGGCCGAGCTGCTGGATGCCTACAACCAACTGATGGCTAAGCCTGCTGACACCACTGTCAACACTGATGCCATTACTGCCGCAGTAAATGCAGCGGTAAAGCCCTTGAGCGACGAGCTTGCCGGGTTAAAAACTCAGTTAGCAGCCAATGCAGATAAAGAACTGGCGACCAAGCGAGCAGCAGTGAAGGCTAAATTCAAGCTTGAAGATGCCGCAGTTAATACGCTAGCGGGTGAGGCTTTAGATGGGTTGTTTGCTCAAACCCAAACAACTATTGGGCTAAATGGTGCGTTTAACCACGGTGACGCGCAGGACGATATGGCTGATTACATTCCGGGGAAGGTGGCGTAAATGGCTCGATATAACCGCATTAACATTGATGGCGCGGCAGAAACAGAAAACCGCCAAATGAAGGTTACAGTGTTGCCGGGCAGCTTGGCTTTTATCGGTTCAGATGACAAGTTCGACAAGTTTGTCACTGCTGGCGCGGGTGAGGGTGTCCAGCTTTATGCTATCGGCGTTGATTATCTGCAAGGTAAGCGAGTGACCGAAACTGTAGCGATTGGTGATATTGGAGTGGGCAACTATTTCGAGACTGGTCGATCGTTTGCAATGCTGGTGAAAGCAGCAGCCGCGTTGAATGTCGATACTCCTTTGGCTGTTGACGCGACTGGTGTTCTGCGCATTGGCGTTGTGGGTACCGATCACATTGTAGCTTACTCGAAAGAGAAGTTTACCGTTGGCGCTTCCGCTGAACTCGTCATCGTTCGCGCTGCTTAAGGAGATATGAATGTTAGTTTTTAACCACGCAGATGGGCATTTCAACAATGCCGCATATATGGCGCAGTACCGGGCGCTGCAAGAAGAACGCCGCATTGCTGCAAACGCACAGGCCAACATTACTGAAGGTCTGATCCAAGGCGGCATGCAGAACAGCGAAGCTTACGTTAAAAATGCCGCGGGCATTCTGACGCGTGACTTCTGGCAGGAAGTGGATAACCAAATCATCCAGATCCGCGACAATGACCAGGGCCGCGAGTTTTTAACTGACCTGCAATCAATCGGAACGCCGATTAACCCTGGCAAAACTGCGAAACTGTACACCGTTGGTCAGGATATCTCTGATGAAGTAACCATCTCTATGGATGCCCAGCCTCCTGTGTACAAAGATCATATCGATTTTGACACTGATGGCGATCCGGTTCCTGCCTTTACTGCTGGTTTCGGTGTGAACTGGCGTCACTGGACTGGACTCAAGTCTGAAAACATCGATTTAGTTGTCGAGTCTCAGGCTCGCAAGATGGTGAAGGTGTTCAGTCATATTGCCGACTATATGCTGGATGGTTCATCACGTGCCAAGGCTGGCGGCTATGTTGGTCAGGGTATTCGTAACCACCGTAACACCAAGAAAATCGATTTAGGTGCTTCAGGTGCCAACATTAATCTGGTTACCGCAACTAATGACCAGATCATCGCGTTCTTTAACCAGGACTTCGCAAAAATTCTGGATGACAACTACATCGATGCTGTTGATGTGTTGTGGATTTCCCCAGAGATTCGCCGCCGTCTGGATGCGCCATTGTCTCAATCTGGTAACTATAAAGAAGGCACTCTGCGTGAGGAAATTCTGCGCTTCTCCCGCATTAAAGCTTTCCGCTCTACATTCAAAATGAAGGGTAACGAATTCTTCGGTTACGTGAAGAATCGCGAATACATCAGCCCGTTAGTTGGTGCACCGGTATCAACTGTTGCAGTGCCGCGCTTGATGCCAAACGCAAACTACGACTTCATGATCTGGGCGCTGATGGGTATTCAAATCAAGGCTGACGTTAACGGTCGTGGTGGCGTGTTCTATGCTGCTGACATGAGTTAAGGAGATAGGAATGGAAAAGTACGTAATCACTCGGCCTTGGATTACTGGTCAGAAAGAGGGGGATGTGGTTGAACTACAAAAACTGCATCCCTCTTTGGTTTCTCATGTCCGCTTAGTTACTGATAACCGTGAATTTGAGGTTGCCACTCCATCCCCTGAAATTGACGAACTTAAAGCGGCACTCGTTGCCGCCGAAGCCGCGTTGAAAGCAAAGGACGATGAACTGGCCAGCGAAACCAATCGGGCAAATACCGCCGAAGCCGCGTTGAAAGCAGCAACTACAAAAGGGAAATAACAATGGCAGCCCAGATCACTCCCGCAGATGTTAAATCACTTCTGGCAGAACTGGGCTATTTCATCCCGGACGTTGTGCTGAATCTGATCATCTGCCAGGTTGATAAAATCGATATTTGCTTAGACGAGGCAGGCTATGACGATTGTATTCAGCAATTAATCAAGCTGTATGCAATAGCGCTAATGGCTGCCTCGTCTGGTGCCAGGAAGATTAAGTCACAATCAGCGCCATCAGGGGCTTCACGTTCATTTGAATATGGGGAGGCGGGGCTTGCGCAGCTTCGTGATTCATTAACGGCTATGGATGCGTTTGGATGCACTAGCGGGCTTCCAATTACTGTTGGTAATCCGGTCGGGCTGTTTATGACAGTAAGGGGAAATTAATGATTGAAGCAAAAAAACTCGCTGACTTGATGAATATGATGTTCAAGTCTGACCCAGTAGCTGTTGAGTCCATTATTTCCAGCCGAGTCATTGTTAATGAAGTCATGGCATCATCAGACTGTCCGATTATGTTAGGTCGGGACTCTCAAGGAGTTTTAACAGTGGGCACAGTCGGGATACTTAATGGATTGGCAGCGCCTGGCACTGGATATCTTGCGGCAATTTATGGTGATGACAAACAGCTGTCAGGGTTCACAGTCGTTGGCTGTAATGAATGCGAACCATACCAGTATGAGAGGTACCACTTATGAGCAGCGCCGCAAACTGGAGCTACACGGCAACAGTAACGTTATGGAAGAAGAACGGGAAGCCAGATGATTATGGCAAGCAGGCTTGGTTTCCTCCCATTCATATTATGTGCGATTACGGCGGTGATGCTACCGCAAAGCTGGGTGGCCTTGGTTTAGAGTTCGTTATCAAAAACACGCACTGGACTGAGTACGCTGACGCCGAACGGGGCGACTACATCCTGATTGGCGATTCGGTAGCGACTGACCCGACCAAGGTGGATGGCGCTGATGAGGTAAAGCATATCATTCGTTACGCTGACACATTCGAGCGCATTGCGGACGATTTCGCAATTATCACGGGAGTCTGACATGGGCGCGAAGGTTAAAGGCATCAGAGAGGCTAAAGCTAATCTGAATAGGCTGATTAATGACATTCAAGGCCGGAAAGCTGTCAGGGCGATAACTAAGGCGTTAATTATCGGAGCGTCACAGGCTGCACTCTATACCCCCATCGATACATCAACCCTTATCAATTCTCAGTTTCGTGATATCAGCGCGAATGGCACTAGGCTGACCGGGCGTGTGGGCTATTCGGCTAATTACGCGATATATGTCCATGACCCTAGCGTTAAACAGGTATTCCGCAGACCAATGGCCGAGAAAGAGTTTCTTACGAAAGGTTTCGCGGACGCTAGGCAGTCCATTGAAAAGGCGATTATGGAGGAAATGAAACTATGACTCCATCAATGCACCGGCGTGTTCGCGATTACTTTGTCGAGTCTGGGTTAACTACTGCTTTCACTACTCAAATGCTCAAATGGCGTGATACCGGCAAGCTGACAGAGCAGTTTATTGTTTTTCGGCCCAACGGCGGCAGTTCAATTCGCAACGACCTTGGCAGTGAGTATTACGTCCTGGTTGATGTGATTGGCGCGGTTAACGAGGATGAAGCGGCGGATAATGCAGCACAGGCAATAATCGCGCACGTTCAGGCCAATCCAAATCCGAATGACTGCATTGGCTACATTGAAAACCTCGGCAGTATCTCATCACCCGTAACAACCACTGAAGGCCGCCTGGTCTACAGACTTCAATTCGCAATTAAATACGGCGACTAAGCCGAACTAATAGAGGTAAAAAATATGCAAGGTTGCCAAAATGATTACGGCAAGCTGGTTGGTCGCGTCGCTGTTTTACGGATGGCGTTTGGTTGCCCGGAAACACCACCAGAGGTAGCGGACTGGAAGCGCATGGGGGCGCTGACTACCAAAGGCCTCGATTATTCGATGAATACCATTTCTTCTGACGCGGATGACGCCAAGGGGCTGGTAGAGAACCTGGTCACTAACATGGATTTGACCATTTCAGGTGAGGGTGAGTGGCGTAAGAGAGCTAAAACAACCGAGGTTGGCCCGGTAAAAATGTCGAAATACATTTTCGATGAGGTCCAAGCAGGCCGCCAGCCGGGTCTATGGGTTCGCTTTGATTTCCTTGGCGTGGATGATGGCACCTATATTCAGGGTTACTTCAATACCACTTCATGGAGTTCAGATTTCGGTTCTTCTGACTTCGCTACTTACTCCGGTGAGTGGAAAGTTGCTGATGCAGATTCTGTCACTTTCGTTGATGGCTCGGCGATTCCAGTTGCCAGCGTAACTGTGGCTCCGGCAACCAGTACTGGCGCGGTCGCTGCAACAGTTCAGCTTACCGCGACCGTTCTACCTGCGGACGCTACTGATAAAACGGGTGTATGGACAACCTCTGACGCAACCAAAGCAACGGTTAGCTCAACGGGTTTAGTCACCCGCGTTGCAGTCGGTACAGCGACTATCACATTCACAACGAATGATGGCGCTAAAACCGGAACGAGTAATATTACTATCACCGCGTAATTCTCACAAAGAGCATCTTATTGGTGCTCTTGATGATAATTATTTAAAAGTTGATCGTTTTAAACGATCAATATTGCGATATTGATCTGCATTACCAATTATACCCTTATCTTTATTACTGCTATCGTTAATTATACAAATAAGAAAGGCGATAAATTCATGAAAAATAAAATGAAGCTTGGGCTTCTGGTGTTGTGCTTTTCGTCTCTTTTTCAAATTACAGCAAATGCGAATGATTTAGTTTCAAATAACAATACCCCGCAGTTAATTGAGCGAAATATTGAAATATATCCTTCCCGCGCCTGGGTGCACGATAAAGAAGGGTATGTGAAGATTACTTATGATATTAACGCTGCCGGAAAAGTTGAGAATGCAAAGGTGGTTGAAGCTGAGCCGAGAAATCTCTTTGAGAAATCAGCCTTAGATTCTATCAACAAATGGAAGTATGAACCCAATAAGCCAACCAGTGGAATGGAAGTCACCATAAACTACAAGAAGCCGAAGTAAGGCCGCAGATGCAAAATTAGACCCGTTGAATGCGGGTCTTTTGCTTTCTGGCGCGTCCGTACACTGAAAAACCAACCGCTCAGTTGGTTTTTGTTTCCTTCACCGTACACTTTTTTTTACATCGTAATATTTGCACGGAATATTCTTAATATGAAGTTTAGTTAATTAGGAGGTAGTTTTATATTTCACATGTTTTACACAAGGAATTAACATGAAATTACTTCTAAGCATCTTACTTATATCAAGTCCGGCGTTTTCTGTTTCCTCTCCGATAAATGAAAATATGCCAGTACCTGCGATAGCTCTGGTATCAGAAGCAGCATGTATTCGTAGTTATTCCGTGAAAGAACATACTGCATGTATAAAGCTGGTGGACTCCTCAATAGTTAAAGCTTACTGGGCTGGGAAAATGAGTCAGTTTTGTAAGTCGCCATTCAACAGAAGTGCCGGGAAAGACAGGCAATGCAGGGCAGTTAAGATGCTTTCCTGTGCATTGGATGAGATAAGTGGTAGGTATCTTGAAGAGTAAATAATAGTACCTACACAAGCAAAACCCGAAATGGGCTTTGCTTTCTAACGCGTCCGTGCGCTAAACAACCCATCGAGTGCGAGTCTTTGTGTTCTAGCTTCAGCTATATCTGAATCTATCAAGCCAAGCCTGTCTTTTATTTGTTTGGTTAGCCACGTTTTACTAATGTCTTTAACTAAATCAAATGGGGCGTCAGTGAGTTCTTGCTTGAGCTTTTCGAATATAGGTTTTTGATTTAGCGCTTTTGCGAAGTCGTGTCTGTCTTGAGTAAGTCTGTTTGAACGTTCAATATCGCACTCAGCCCGCCATCATCTAGAAGGAAATCGATTCCTTTCTCTGTTATATAGCAATTGTAGCTATAGAAAATGTCGTGGTAGGATTTTGGCGGTTTTGTCGATTGGATGCGCATATGAACTTAAGAATAATTAGTTTAGTGTTTTTAGTTTGTTTTGGGGCGAATGCGAGTGATTTAGAAAAAACAGCTGAAAGCTTGAGCAAATGCATCTTCAGTTATGCAGATACGCAAGCCGGCACATCAGCCCCTACCGCAGATATTTCCTCAAAGGCGTTTGGGCATTGTGATGATGAATTGAATAAATATCATGATTCTATTGGCCCTGATGCATCTCAGTGGGAAGAATTAGACGATAATCAAAAGCAAGCTATAACGACCATAAGAGATCAAGCCATTGTCAAAGTTCGTGAAAGTCTAACCAATAATATTGGGGAATATATTGCGAAAAAACGCAACGGTAGTTGACTTCAAGCCCGCTCCGGCGGGTTTTTGCTTATTTAAAATTTCGAAAGACCATAAAAGGATTGGATATGACGACTTGGGGTTTGGGTGCATTGATTGCAGGGGTTGTATGGTCAATAATAGCGTATAACATGTCCACTTGCGCACTGATTGATCAGCAGTGCGTAGATAACATTTTTCTGATAGCCGCAAGGGAAAATCACATTCGTTATGGTGCTCTCTTAATCTTTCTTGGGGGTGTATTTACAGCGTTAGGAATAATAAGAAGCGTCTATAAGAAAAGAACCACAAAGACTGATTAGCCCACTCAGGCTGGCTTTCTGTTATGCGTTAGGCAAAGTCGGCCACTTTCTGAAAGCGAAGAAGTATAGTGTTATGTAGTGGATAACGGGAATGGACAACAAGATAGCCATAGGCCACCCAAACCCAGCTTTTCTTGCCATCCTGTAGCATGGGAAGAACGTAATTATCCATATGACTATAAACAGTGATTTGTTCTACTCGCCCATATTCTTTTCCCTTATTATTGTGTTGAATCCGTATTGGATTTTTCTTTCTACCTAACCAGTGAATCGCTTAAATTCTTTATGTGGTGAGTGCAACTTACAAAAACCATAATTACTTGTTGTATAACTTTTCCCATTATCATCGATCAATTCACAAGAGCAGCGATAAAAATCACCTGACGAATTACGAAATACCTCCTTCGGCGTCGGTATTACACCGGTGAATTGGATAGTTATTGTCGCCTCTTGGATCCAGCTGACAGGGCAAGTTGAGGCGTTCCGCTACAACGCTAACGGGGTAGAAGCTCTGCGCCACCTGATCCACGGCGCTGAAGTTGCTTAATTAGTTAAGTCCTACGACCAAAGCCCAACCCACTTAACTGTGGGTTTTTTTATTACCTAAATTTCAGGACTCCCCATGACACCGATGCTTGATATTGGCGAAATGCTCCTGTCTGACACTGTGAGTCAGCAA